CCAGTTCAGACCGCCACCATACATATCGAAGGTGACTTCGGTCACGTCGCCGCTGAACTTGAACACCTTGGCCTTCATCCCCGTGGGGACCTTGGCAAAGGTAAGTCCGCTGGTAACGTCCAGTATCTTGAAGCCGGCCTCGTTGGTAGAAGTGAAATCACGGATGTCGAAGATCTGCTCGTAGCCCAGATCGTAGTCCGGCACCGCGTGGTATTTCTCCAAGATCTGCAAGATCTCGGTGGGGAAGTCCCCCTTCGTAGCAAACGCCTGGATAGCTTTGCGTATCGGGCTGTCCTTGGCGTCCGGCATCCGCATAAAATGCTGCAGAGCGCCGATTACTTTCGCACGGTCAGAGGGAGCAATCACCATCTGGCCGTTGGAACCCGGAGCGAATTTAATCTTGCCCCAGTCCGCTATAATTCTGCCTTTCATCTGAAACCTCCTGTTAGAAAATTTAACGAATATCTATCCTGTGGGCTATCTCGGCCCAGTAAGTTTAAGCCTGTACGTCTCCGTTAAGCTGAATCTCAACGGTTGTGTCGCTTGCTCCCGCCGCCACCAGGCAACGCCCGCAGAGCGTGTTGCCTTCTGACGAGGAATTCACGTTCGCGTCGCCTGCGTCAAAATACACCTTGTCACCGGCAGCGAAGGTATTCTCCCCGGTGCCTGTCCCCTTCGGGACTACGATCTTTTCGGCCTTGTAAATCAGGACTGCCGTCTGCCCCACGGTCTTGGTCTCGGCGATCACGCCTACCGTATCCTCTATCTTCACCATCTGCCCGGCGGTATAACCTGCGGACGGAGTGGTGATTTCCATAGAGGCGAATATGTCGCTCCTTAACTTCAAATTCGTTTCTGCCATTTGAATCCTCCTTGTGTTAAATTAAGTTTACTGTCCTTATGGTTTCTCTACCCCTTAAGGACCCTCGGGGCAGGTATCTCGGCAAAATGCCGTTACCTTACTCCATGACCATTAAGTTTTTTTGCTACTATATCGGTCAATATCGCAGTATCCTCGATTAAGTGATGCAATAAATCTCCGCTCCCCTTAACAGATATACAACAATTATCCTTATCTATATCAAGGATAATATCAACCTCTTTGGTCTTACGCCGATATTTATTCTGTGAAATCTCTTTGCAAGAAAAATATTTCTCCATATTATTCCTTCGGAATAAAATCGTTGGCCTCTGGGCCGGATGACAAATCCTTACCCGCGCCATCTTTACCGTCATCGTTCCCCGTGCCCTTGTCTTTATCCTTATCGTCAGCAGCAGCCTCATCCACCTTCACGCCCATAGCCTTGGCTATCTCCCCAAATTCCTTGAGTTCTGCATCGAGGTAGCGCTCGAACTCAAGCTGCAGCTCATCGCCGCTCTTCTCCGACTTAAAACCCGGGAGCCGCCTCTCTATGAATGCCTTTTGCTTGTCGTTGAACTTGCGCGTCTCGTTAGACTTGGTGAACAGCGTCCCGACCTGCGTCCTGCTGACCTGCTCGTTCAAAGTCTTAATCTTCCCCTGCGCCTCTTCTTTTTCTTTAGTGAGAGTGATGACTTTTTCCCTTTCTTCGCCCAAAGATTTCTCTACTCTTTTGGCGTGCTCAAACTCTGTTTGTTTCGCTTTTTTTGCCGGCTCGCTTGCGACAATTTCTTCTGGTGTAAAAATATCCGTAATCTTTAAACCCGCTTCCTTGATTGCCTCCAATATCTCTGCCTTGTCCATTTTCTCCTCCGTATTCTTACGGTTAAACTGCGACTCCTTTGAGAACGCCTGAAGCGTCCCCAAGCACGTAGCCCCGGGAAATGCAGGGGTGTTCACCTTTGACGACCCCAACGCTATCCCCGTTATATTGTGAATATCTATGACGTCACCGCTTGAGACCCCTTTCGGGGTATACTCGACCTCGCTCTCGATAGATGCAACATCAAGGTCAAGCTTCCTGAACTGCGGATAAATATAAGTTACGGCGAGCGCACTCAACTTGTCGCCTACCTGCTTTATTGCCTTACCGACCACCTCGCCTATCTTCTCGCGGCCAGTGTGGTCGTTGGTCTCACCGTGGTTATGGAAACAGGGCGTGCTGAACTGCAGCTTTTCGCCCAGTTTGAATATCATGTTCTTGACGTAGTGGTATGCCTTGACTACTTTGCTGCCGAAGGAAAGTTCCTGTGCGTTTGCCACCCCCTCATGCCCGACTACGAACACGCGAAACTCCGGCTTGGAGTCTGTCTCCTTAATGCGCGCTATCGTGTCGGCCGGCACCATCTCGAGAATTTCCCGCTTGGCGAGGTTCTGGAGCTCGGCGCGGATGATTATTTTTTTCATACACTCACCTCTTCTTCGTTATCCTCTTGGTCTTTTATACTCTTACAAACTGGAATAAATCGGACCGGCTACAATTTCTTATGCCTTTTGTTTTCATTCTTTTATAATCCCCGATAAATCTACTAAAACGTAGCCAAGACTTATATCTGTCTCTAAAAATATCCAATTTTCTTTTTTTATATTTTCTACTAATCTTTAATGTCAGCGGTTTATTATATTTTACTTTTCTTTTATAATACAACTTCTGCTCTTCTGGAGTCATCAATACAACATTTACTGTATGCCAGCAGACTTTAAAAAGTTTAGCTATATTATTCCTGTCCATACCCCTCGCGAATAAATTTTTAATTATAGCAATATCTGAAATTGTTATTTTAGTATTTACCTTTTGGTCTCTGGTATATCTCGGGTACGTAGGAATTTTCTTATTCTGCATCATCTTCTCCTGTCTCTTCTTCCTGCCTCCTAATACTCTCATACATCCTCATCGCGCTTTTCTCGCTTTCTGCTACAGCTTCGTCAACGTCTATGTCCGGAATTTTAGATAACATATAAGTAAGCGGAACGACTCCGGCATTATATAGCGGCAGCCACACCGTAGCCAGCTCCTGTATCTTGGCGTCGGTAACATCTAATATCTGCGCTTTGACTGCGTTCTTGTCCGGGTCGTATCCGGTCTGGAACTTCTGGGCCATGACGAGTGCCTTGTAGAATAGCTCTTCGTAGAACCCCGTCCAGATGTTGCGCTCCTTGTTGGTCGAGGCGTTGATGAACTCGAATAGATCCGTGCTGGTTGACCTGTTTGACATCAATTCTGGATATCCGAGGAAATGCACAGGTACGCCCGTAGCCCCGGATATAATCTTTGCGTTGGCGATTATCTCTTTCTCCAGGGCAGTCGCTCCCGCAACATCCGCGCCTATGAGTGAATATTTCGCCTTTGCAAGAATAAGCAACTTGCCTATCTTCCAGTTTATCGGCTTGCCCGGCGGGTTTATCTTGTCGTTCAATGTCTGTGCCGAAGCACTATCTTCACACTCGATCACTGGGGTGGGAGTAGAAAACAATCCGTTGATCCTGCGCCAGTCATATAAAGCCTTATCCAGATTCTCGCACTGCGTCAGCACCTTGGCGACCTTGGGCATCACATCGTTAACCTTGCTTATGCGGCCGGAGAACTTCTTATAAACGAACTCCTCAGCCGATATCGTAACGTCTTGCTGATTCTCGGTGTCACGATACTTAACGCTCTCGTATTTCTTGTAATCGCCCTTAACGGTCTTGACGGTATATCCCGTGGTATTGTAGGATATGAACCGCACATCAATTTGCTTCTTTTCTGGATTAGGAATAAGCCTCACAAGACATCGGCCCTCGAGCTCGGCCTCCTTAGCCAAGTCCTGCGGCAACTCCTCGTCCAAGTCATTATACTCGATAAACTCGTTGATGAACTCCAACTCCCGGGACTCCTTAGCCTCGCTGACCGCCTTGATCCCCTGGCCGATAATAAACGCACTGCGGATGTCGATAATGTTGCCGACCTGTAAAACTCCCCAGTCCGCCGTGCCCTCGTATTTCTTGCACAGCTCGGTTATCGCGGACTTATAGTCCTGGTATGCATTGCCGACATGAGTTTTGGTTTCTTCGGCATTGGAGATGAGGATGGATATAGCATTCTGTAACTGCGCAACCTCCTTGCGCATCTCCTTGACTTCCATCCTCGCGGGGAATATGTTGAGCTTCATGCGGACTCCTCGTTATCTAAAATTACAATAATTGAAGGAAAAGGTGATTTATAGTTCTTTGGCTCTTCCGGATTCTTAAACTCTAATCTTTCCCCACAATAAAAAATATGTGCATTATTTTCAATAAGTGCTTTAAAATATTTAGTTGTTGGGTCAAATCTCATTAAAATTACAATTCTCTTACCTTTTTTGTTTTCTTCTATTGCTTTAAATACCCACTTTGCAGGTTGACTATAAGGTGGATTTAAAAAAGTTCTATCTTTCCAATCAATTGATAACCCATCTATTTGTGGATTAGGATTTAAGGGGCAAGGATCAAACCATTCTTCAAATATGTTTTTTAGCCAATTTGGCGTAGCCCTATTATCACTTGCTTTCGCTTCAATTTTCAATTTGTCGACCCTCCAAGTCTCATGCTAAACCCTCATCTTCTGCGATAATCTGCTCAGCAATACAATGTAGATTAGATAAATCATCAACAATAACAAACGCATAACCACCGCGATGTAGCCAAATCATTAAGCTGACATTAATCGTTACCGGAAATTCAGCAAACATATATCCCTCCAAATCTAATACACATCCTGGGTTGAAATGAATATCGCGCCATCTCCGGAATCAAGCGCCGCCTTAATAGCAAACCCCAAAGCGTCAATGTCATCATCAATATCGCCGCCCTTGCCGTCAAAATTAATTAAATGCTCAATTAGTTCAGCGACTTTCTTATTGCCGCGCTTAAACCTTAATGTGCCGTTTTCAACAAATGGCTGGAATTCCATTGCGCGCACCATCTTGTCAGTTGATGTCTGTTCACATTCAACAGGAATCGCAACGCCTTCTTCCCGGGAAATCTCATCAATGCGTTGCTTAAACGCTTCTCCGGCATTATTTTTCTCAAGTTTGACTTTGTTATATTTATTAACCTTCTGCTGATTGACTAAGTGCTTGGCGAAACCGCTGACTGTAATCTTTTCGCAAAAACAATCATCAACATAAAGAAAGCCATCTTCACCGCGGCATACATCAACCAATGATGTGTTATCATTGCTTGACTTTAAAGAAGTAGCCGTATCTGCTCCGGCTCCGCGCTTAGCAATATCAGCCGGAAGGTTATCATACATCCTGAACCATTCTCGCTTGAACTTCTGCGATTCCGGGTCTTGTGGATTCCCTTGATAAAGAGCCGCCCATACCCGTGAGCCTACTTTCTGCTTTGTCGCAAGCAGCACATCTCTTGGATATCTTTCCGGCCACAAAGCCTCGCCCTCTTTTCTTCCAAGAATGTCGTCAGCGGTTGCCAGGGCCGGATAATTTATAACTTTCCAATCGTGCGTCCCGAACTCTTTTTCTTCTTTAAGAATACGGCCAGCAAGGTCATCCTGATGCCATCTGGTCATAACAAGAATTATGGACGCATTTGGCTCAAGGCGCGTCAAAACAACGCTTTTATACCAATCCCAAGCATTATTCCGGATAAGCTCTGAATCAGCCTCTTTCTGGTCCTTAAACGGGTCGTCTATGATGAATAAATGCGCTCCATATCCGGTTATAGCACCGCCTACGCCTTGAGCAAGCAACCCGCCACGATGTTGGGCAATATCCCAATCCTTAATCTGACGCGCATCATCGGCCGTGCAAATATTAAAAATCGTCTTGTATTTACGCTCCTCAATGGCGTCCCTGACATCTTTGGAAAAACCTCTCACCAAAGAAAAAGCATAAGAAGCCATAATCACATTATTGTCGGGATGTTTACCGAGATACCAGGCAGGAAATTTACGGGAGATAGTTTCGGATTTACCGGACCTTGGCGGCATAAAAACCATAAGCCGTTTTAACTCGCCGCGCTCCACGGCTTCAAGCTCATTGATAAGATTCACCAGGTGCGAAGGAGTTTGGTAATTCTTATCCATATACCGTCCGTAATCAGCTAAATACCGGCGCGCTTTCTCGGCATAAACAGAGATTATCTTTTCTTTATCTGCCCGGGACAATTGCTGGGCGTTTAAGGATTCCATTAAGGATTCCATCTAACTCCTCGTCTTTTAATGCGCCTAAAGGATTAACGGTATTTTTGATGACATTGTAGTTATTGACCAACGCGCGCTTGTCAGCCCATTCATCGGGGGCTTTATTCATTAAATAAAACATCGCGGCGGTCGGATCAGGTGCGAGCTGCTTAATGACTATTTTTCTAACCTTAACTTTAGGATTAGAGATGCTGCGCTCAATAGTTACTTCACGGTATTTATATCCTACCGCCCGTTTATAAAGCGAGGCTTTTACATTTTGAATTCTTTGGCCTTCCGATACTTCTTTAGCGAGTTCAACGATACGAGATAGGCGAGGCGTTGCATCCTGCCACCTCTTGAATGTTCGGTAAGATATTTTTGATTTTGCACAGGCGTCATAGACATTCTCGCCCGCGCGAAGTAATTTAATGACTGGTTTTATCTTTAATCTCTTTTTATACATTGGCAATCTGACAATAAAAAAAACCGTAACCCATTGCCGTTGACAACGGATTACGGCTTCAATCTACTTAGTCAGGGAGCGACCCTAACCGCTATAAGTATATATCAGAAAATCCGATAAGGTCAATTAAAACTAACAAGATATAGTAACTCTTACCGCGCGAGGGAATTGTTAACAAATTGGCCTTCTTGATTTCAAGACAGACTTAAGGCTATTTTTATATAAATAACCGGGCAAACTTGCTTCTATTTTAAAATGCTTCTTTGGTCTTTTCTCATATTTGGATATTGCGACTTTTTTTGATAAAGTCTCAGCTATGTATCCTGCTAAATCTTCACTTAATGCTTCATTGGTCTTTCCAAATCTTTCTTGCTGGAAAGACATAATTAAGGTCTTTATTTCTTCTTTTAATAAAAACCATGCTCCTTCTTTAGCCATTATTTCTTCTCCTGGTTTTATCTCCCCGCATACTCCTTATGATACATTAACTCTTGACTTCCTCACTTGGTCTGTCTTTCTATAATTCTTATCCCAGTATTTCCTTCCCTGCTCAATATGATACTTATATTGGCACTCCGGATGTCCGCAGGTCTTTCTCTTTTTTGGCCTTATTCCGCAGTAAGGACATTGCTCTGGCATGGCGACCCCCCATTTTTTAAACTTTTGTTTAATGGTTTTATAATCGATTGGTTTCTTTGCCATGCTTCATCCCTCACTTTCTGTTTATAATCCTGGTTGTCATTTTAATCCTCTCGTTTTAGTAAAGGCGGCGGCAAACAGTTGTTTAACCAAGTCGGTATTTATTGGATGGTTTTATCATCCGCGCACGCTTCGCTGTGTTTGCGTCTTGAAGGTTTCCAACTCCTGGCTTTACGCCACGCCGCCCTCAATATTATTTTAACCTCAATCTTTTCCCAACGCATTTATTACATCATCCAGGCTTCTTGCTAAAATATAAGTCAAGCCGGCATCTTCGGCTAATCGCTGAAATTCTTTCTGCTCCGGGGACTGCACGCCTTTTTCCGCCTTAACTTCAATAAAATAAAATTTGTGCTTAATAAAAACGCATAAATCTGGAAAGCCCCTAAACGTGTATGGGTCAAAGCAGAATGAACGCCCACGCTTAACTCCCATTGTTTTAGTCTTTCCGACAACCGCACCCCTTGCCTTAAGATAATGAATTATCTGCAACTGTATATCTTTCTCTAACATTCTAACCACCCCGCCTTAACTATATTTAAAGTCTTCTTTGAGTGTTTAGGGATTAGCATTTTCCCCACTCCATAATTCCCCAGATTGCTAATAAAAAATACACCGTAAATAATACTCCCTGCTCCCACGCCCCAATCTTAAAATCGTAAACAGCCCAACAACCATTGGTTATAATCCACAGAACAAAGCAAGACTTTTTCTTCTTGATATTGAGAATTATGCCGATTAAGGAGATAAGGGTTAGGATAATCATTTTATAAATAATTCCTGCGTTGTTTGGTTAATACGATGTTCGGCTAATTTAAAATAAGCTTCGTCAATTTCAATTCCAATAAATTTTCTTCCTAATTCACGACAAGCTATTCCCGTGCTTCCTCCTCCCATAAAGGGATCTAAAACTGTATGTTCTTTTAAACTATGTATTTCGATTAATTTTTTCATTAAAGTTATTGGTTTCTGTGTAGGATGGTCTTGTAATTTTCCGTCTTTTTTGGCATTAGGAATATCTTGATTTATGCCTTCAATTACATTCGCACACTTCTTGCTTGTATCGTAAAAGTTATAATTATCCTTATCCTTGCTTAAAATAACTATATTTTCATAAGCAGGTCTATACCGCCAACCTAACCCGACAAACTTACGCCAAACCAAGGTCTGAATAAGGTTAAAATGTTTTATGGCTTCAATAGTGAAAATTGCGGTAACTGGAGTTTTTCCACCACCACAACAACAACAACAACAACCAGTATCTGTCAGAACACGCTTAAATTCGGTTAACATCTTTGGTAATAAAGATAACCAGTCATCAAATCCGTCATTCTCAATTTTTCTTTGATAAGTCTGCCGGGAAGACTTAAAACTTATCCCGTAGGGAGGATCGGTTAAAATTAGGTCAATAGACTTATCCGGCATATTCTTCATTTCTTCCAGGCAGTCACCTAAGATTAACTGAATACTCACTCCCCCACCACCCTTTCCAATGTTCTGATTATGCTATGGACTTCTTTATCAAAATCAATCTTGTCGAATGTCCTGTCCTGCGCCAGAGAAGTTAAGGGACTAAGTAATACCTCAAGAAATTCGTGTAAAGC